TTACTTAATAATTACATGTTCCTCACGAATCCAACGATTACCACCAATATCTATTGCGTCGCCAACTCTTCCCCAAATACGATAAGGAGTAGAACCGTCAATATTTCCAACATGGTTAATACATTCTGGCTCACTATGAACTGCAATCCCCCAACCTACAGGATATTTAGAATGCGCAAAGAACCATTTCACATCAAAATGTTTTAGGTAAGCCCACTGCTTTTCATTCCCAAGGCAGATCATGTCTTTTTCTCCACCACCCCAGTATCCTTTCTGGATTAAGTAAGGGATTTTTTGTGTAATACGTCCAGCAAAAATAGGATCAGCAGGATTTCCATATAGATTCACACCATAACCATCATCGTATTTCGATGTTGCATGTCCAATTCCCTCTTTTTGAATAGGCTGAATTGGATCAATTGGGTTAATTGGATTTAGTTCATTACCACCAATAAACCAAGATAATGGCTTGTCTCCATTTAGAACATTTAAGTCAACTTTTCCTACACCATCAAGCCAACCGCCTGTTTCTCCGTCTGCATATTGCCATAGATCACACGCATAGGCAGGTTTATTACTTCCATAACGAGGAATCCATAAAAAGTCTGCTTTCACCTTATTTAAACCATATTGATTGTACATATGATGTGATACATAAAATCCGACTTTCCAACCTGCCGCTTTACATGTATCAATAAAGGCTTGAGAAGCAGCTGCTAGATTGTCGGGGCCACAACTTTTTAATGTATCATCCTCACAATCTAGCACTAAGAATTTAGCATTTGAATTTGTTCTTTTCATAAAATCGTTCGCTTCCACAATTGCATCATTAACAGAAACATAGCATCCATACGCATAGGCAGCATGTGGAATACCACGTTTCTCTAATTGCGCTACATGTTGTTTATATAATCCATCTACTGTATCTGATCCATATTGAACACGGCAAATCGCTAAACTAACTTGAGGAGCTAATACATCCCAATTAATACTGTCATTCCATTTTGAAATATCGATAATATGTTTTTTCATTATTGAACATCTCCCTTTTTATCTTCTTGTTTTTGTTTACTACCTAAAATTTCAACCGCGTTTGTCAAAGCTTGTGGAAGTGGGATTCCCATACGACCAGCATTTTCTAAAAGTGATAATAATTCATTACCGATAAAGAAAAAGATTGTCGCTTCACGAATTGCGCTATTTGTGCCCAAAACCGCATCTGCTTGAGTAGCTGCTGCAATCAAAAGAAAAAGCACCACCTTTTTGGCGATGCCTTTGAAACCTACTTTACTTTTTAATTCCCCGTTGAATCCTGCTGCAAATACTCCTGTTAAATAATCGATAGCTGCCATAATTACCAAGACTTTCAAAGTTGTATCCCACCCTCCCAAAAAGTACCCACAGAAACCTCCAAAACTGGCAATAAGGGCTTTTAATAATACATCGATACGATCCAAATTCTTTCCTCCTTATTCAAAATAAAAAAGCCTGCTTATGCACGCTTGGCTTGTTTGTTAAATCATAAAATTAGCAACCATATGCACGGTAACATTAGTACCGTTAGGAAGATTATTAACAAATATATTCCCACTTTCTTGCACGGTAACTTCACATGTTGTCGTTACATCTCCAATAGCAATACCTGTAAAGGCAACATCTTGTGGTGGACGACACCCCACAGGAAGAGTCGCAAATGAAGTAACATTTTTAGGATTTCGTATTGATCCAATTACATTAACGATATCACCATTTCTTTTATATTTTGGAATTCTATCGGATACATTTGTAACACCTGTTGTATTTAAAGTTGTCCAAACGATATCTACACTTTGTTTAACCGTACCTTCTACTATTAACTTTTTCGTTTTCACTTGTACTTCATCCATAATAGAACCATCGTAACCAGTTAGAAGTAAATTTCTAGACTTGTTATCTAACGTTCCGCTCTGGATATAGTTCACATCATTAGTCATTAAGAACCTCATACGCCCTAATGCATTTGCGACTAGTAAAGGCGCATCAGTTCCAGTATGTTCTATACTAAGAGGACCAGACATGCTATCTCCTATTTTCCGAACAAGTTGGTTTGCGTTAATTGATGCTACTAAATCAGCAATCTTTTTATTCGTATCATCAATTACTTTCAGATAACCTGCCACTCTTTCAAGGGCTTTATCAAACTCAGAAATATAGTTTTCTATTTTAATATTTCCTTCTCGTACATCTCTTTTTAGAGAAATCCGAATATCTGGCGTAGTTATTCGCTCTAAATTATTTTTTTCTACAACGAAATAAGCTGTCCAATCACCAGCCATCGAAACTGCTTCTTCTGACAATGTGTACTCAAAAGCTCCGTTATTTGCATCAATTATTTTTGCGTCATCTCTAATCAATTGTCCTAAATGATTCGTGGCTTCATATTTAACTGAATATCCCGTCAAATTTACTTTTTGCCCATTTCCCTTTAAATAAACAACAATTCTCAAACCATTTTTATCATTCTGACGAGAACGTATTGTTTTTGTGAAAACTGGATCAGCTAAATCTATAGAAATTACCTCATCTCTCATGCGACCCATCTCCTTTCTCGAATCATCTTTTAATGCGATTAGGGGCCTTTTTAACACGTTTTGTTCTCACTCTATGTCTTATGTTACCTTTGGGTTGTATCGGCTCTAATTCTTTAATTCTAGCATCTGTTTTTGTAACGTATTCCTGGAAAGCCTTGGTCACCTGTGAAATCATCCCATATAAGCCTACACCTGTTTCTTCAGATTCGTTTGGAATGACAATACCATAATGAGTTGGAATGTCATTTGTCGTTAAAGTAGATTCTCCTTCTTTACGATCTATCCGCATTTCATATAGTTTTGCCATATCTAATTTGAGGTTATATTGTTTTATATCCCAATCCATTACTTTTTCTAACGCATCAAATTTAATTTCACGTATGTTCGTCTTATATTGAGCTTGCGAAGATACTTTAAAATCCCCTGCAATTATTCCACCATAGAATGAACCTGTACCAGATTTAACTTGAAGATACCCATTCTCATAATCCGAATTACGTAACATACAATATTGCATGATAAAATCCGTGTCTCCACCAGAAGAAGTATCGATAGACAGAAGCCTTTTGCCGTTTTTGTGATAGTAAAATCTTTGTCCAGTAGTGAAATGCATATTTCCATTTGTGGCTTCAGCAATGAAGTCGTTTTTTGCCTTTGCTGCAAAGTTTGTACCTGCTTTTATATCGAAGTATGATAATTGGGACTCCATTTGCAAATATTCCTCTGCTTTTAAGACTAAATCTCCATTTTGACCAAATTTAATAACGGAGGGAAAATACAAATCAGTTTTACTGCTACCTACAAAACCTCGTGTAATTCCTATCCCTGCCCCTTTAGGGTAAATATTTGAATACTGATAAAGTGCAAGTGCTCCTTGTGATGCTGTATCGTCATTGTCTCCACCTAAAAGCAAAGTAGGTTGTAATTCATCCCTTGAATTTTTGTAATACCCTAAAAACATACGGGTAATATTATTTTCCATAATTCGCATGAATTGTTTGGATATACTTACATAGTTTTTAGAATCATCCGACCTTAAAGTAGTACCACTAATCTCTCCGCCCTTAATTAAATCACCAGCAAGCGTACCAGCTGTTATAAAATCAGCAACAATTCGCCCATCATATGTAATGGCAGTTTCATATGGGCCGTTTACTCCCCAAGGGGAATACCCTAATCCGTTGATATTCCACTGCCAAACTTTTGAAGCGGTCATTTCTGACTTGGTATCCATAATTAAAATACGATCAGGATAAATCCTAACATGTCCGCCAAATCCAGAGTTAATCAGGTTCGTCGCATTTTCTTTTGCTGCATCTAATATAGAACCAGGCATATCCTTTAATTCATCATGCATTTGATCTACTTTACCAGCCATATCAGTAAAGTTTTCTTTAAAGTTTCCGATTGTTAAATTTATATATTCTTTCTTTATTGGATCATATTTATAAGCAATAACTTTAGCCTGGATATCAATGTTGTCTTCCACATGCTCGACAGTAACGATATCTCCCATATATACACGTTGTAAAATAGCATAATCCTTATACTCTTCTGTTTGAGATAGTTCTTGGAACTCAACTTTATATGTCGCTTTAGGTTGGTCAACCTTTTGAATTTCAAACATATCATATGCTGCCTTACGCAAAAGTCTATAAGCTTCCTCTAAAGGAACTGCATCATCATCATTTGCGTTCTCACCAAGAGCTGCTTTTATATCTTTGAATTCCACGACTCTTATCTTTGGATGAGGATACTTATTTATAAGTGGACTGTTTACATACTTTTCTGGTAAAAATAATCCGTCAAATCCTTGTGGCATAATTTTAGTAATCGGGCTCTTCCAATCTACATCACCCTCATAGCCTAATAAATCCTTTTTGTGTTGAATAACAACACCACGATCCATACCACGACTTTTGAGCATTTTAACATCAAAATTATCTCGTTTTAATTCTCCGCCCCACCGATTGATAAAAGAATTATCTAAACTCGTATCTAACATTGCTTCAACTGGATTTTTCCTTACAATACGTGCACTTGCAATGGTCGGTATATCGGAATAAAAAGTAAAAGGATGCTTATATTGACACCCTCCTGATAAACGATTCATTGTAGCATTACCGTTTGTGGTTTGAATGAAAATATCTTCTATTAAATTCTCTGTTAGATCATAAAAGATGTGATAACACTGTACAGTTAGTTCACCCATACTCGGTTTAGGGTTCACAACACGGAATAACTGGTCACCATCTGGCGTGGGAACTTTAACGATACTCATACCATCGATATCTATTCCGTATGGAGCGAATAACGGATAACTAAATGTAAATGCAAATAAACCGTTGAGTTCTTCCTCAACAGTTGCATTGTAAATATTCTTATCCAGAATACCGATTCCATTATGTGTGAAATCAGTCTCATTTGGTTTATATAACGTAATCATACATATCGCCACCTTGGCTCAATTAAAATTCTACTTACATTTCCAGACCATTCAATTGAATTTTCACCAACTTTAAATAGTGGAAACTCCCCTACTGTTTTCATAGGCAATGTCCCTTTATAAGCTATTAATAAATCAGAATCTATAATAACCGAATCGGTTACTCCTTTTATTTGGAATGTAACTTCATTTATCATAATTCTCAAGTCACCATTACCGAATACCTCTAACTTCGGAAATGATTCAATATTACCAGGATTTAAGATAGTTTCTGGTTTTGTTAATAGAAAAGGAACTGTTGTAACATATTCGAATGAATCTAGCGTAAATTCCACTTCAAACTCTCCATGTTCTTCAATATCATTAGTGATATCCCCGATTTTTACATGTTTTATTTTCCGATATACTTCATCATCAGTAAAAAACAACGATTTTCCATTAATAAGTAATGACTTCACACGTCTTATTAATGGTTTTATATTTTCATTTTCAAGCAAGTTGAATTTGACTCTAAAAGGGACATCTTTATACGCCCCTTTCTTTGTAAGCGAACCGTGTCTACCAGGAACAATTATATGCTCTACTTCTTGTTCGGCGGTTGGAATAACTGGACGACCTACCATATATACTCCGAAACTACTTACTAATTCATTGTCAATTCCCATGTCCAGCAATTTAATTCCTCCCTATCCCTATTTTTGCATTACGTCCCCGTTGAGCAAGAACACTATCCATCTCTTCACCCATTAGTTTAATATCCCTATCATTCCTTACAACTGGATTATTAATATTGATAATTGTTGGCTCTTTTGACATAGTTGCTGCAATACCTTCACCGATTGCACCTAATGTCTTTGCATTTAAAGGTAAAGCTGCTTCTGGTCCTGCTTCTCCTGCTCCTTGGAGACGACCACCATTCATACCGAAAATAGTAGGACGTGTAAAAATACCACCTTTTGCACGCCACTGTACATCGAAACCAGTTGGATACTTAATTTCTTTTCCCATAATGGTCTTTGTGTCTGTTGTTAAACTAAAATGCGGAAGTTTAGGCATTTCAGGTTTAGGGATTTTCAGCTTCAAATTATCAAAGAATCCTTTGATTTTATCCACAAACTTTTCTACCTGATTCACAGCATCTTTTATTGGATCAATAATAAATCGTTTTGCAGCTTCAAACTTTTCTTGCGCTGCACCTTTCACAGAATCAAATTTTTCTCTCGCGGAATTATATAAGTCGGTAAATTTTTGCTTGGCTTGATTATACGTTTCAGTTACCGGATCAATCACATATTTTTTCACCAAATTCCAAGCTGAAAGTGTATAAGATTTTATTTTTTCCCAATTTCCTAATATCCAATTTGCTAAATCATTAAGCTTTTCTTTCGCTGTATTATAAGCTTCTTGAATCGGTTGTATAATATATTGCTTGCATAAAGCCCAGGCAATTTGTGTTACTAACTTCACCATTTCCCATTTTTCACTTAACCAGTTAACCAATTCGCCAATTTGCTTGCTCATCCAGTCATACATTTCTCTCATGGGATCAATAATATATTTAGATATTAAAGCCCAGGCAATTTGCGCCCCTGCCTGTATTAATAACCACCCTGCTTCTAAAATGGTAGAAATCGCCGAGATAATTGGATCTAAGATTGTAAGAATGGTATTCCATGTATTAGACCATGCTTGAGTCAGTTGCCCCCACAATTCAGAAGCTGTCGTAACAAGACTCGACCACCATGAAGATGCAGTTTCGACAATTCCAGACCATAAATCACTAAAGAATTGAGCAAATGGATCAAAGAAACTATGTGCCATTTCTAAAAATGACGACCATGCATCGGAAAAGAATGAAACTGTGGAAGACCAAGCATCTTGACATGTTTGAACTATACCAGACCACAATTCACCAAACCAATCTTTAAATTGTGACCACTTTTCTGAAAGCCAATCGGTTATAGCACCCCAATTCTGACATACTAAAATAATTCCTGTTATAACTGCTGCAAGACCTACGATAATACCGATTATAGGTAGCAAAGCAACATCTAACGCCATAAATGAAATTGCTAATGCTGCTACAATAGGTGTTAGTATAAGGAATGCAACACTTAACCCTCCGAGTATCCCAGCAAATAGCTGGACTGGTTCTGGTAATTTTGTAAACCAATCTATTAATGATTTAATCCCTTCAACTATTGGTGGTAAAACATCTTTAGTAAGTTCAGCAAGCTTCTTTCCAAGTGGTTCTAAAGCGGCTTGCGTTTCCCTTAATGCTTTCTGAAATTGTTGCCCCAAAGATTCTTCTTGAAGCTTTTTCATTTCTTCCATACGACCATTTACATCTCCAAGACCACCATGAACATTATTTAAACTAAGTACTGCTTCAGCGCCCATGTCTTCCCATTTCACGCCAAATAGGGCAACACCAATTTGGTTTGCCTTTACTTTGTCATCCATCTTTTGAAGGTCACCTAATACAGCGTTAAATACATCAGCTGCGGTTCCCTTTCCCTCATTAAATGATTTCCATACTTTTTGTGTCTCTTCTGATAAATCACCGAACCCTTCTGAAACTCCTTTAGATCCATCTTGTACACGAATACCAAACTCTTTTACGAGGTCATTAATGTAATCGAGATTGTATGAACCGTTTTTAGTCCCATTCGCGAGAATGGTGAACATTTCATCAGCGCTAAACCCTGCTTGTTTAAATAACGGTGCATACTCTGAAAGATTATCAAAGAGTTCATCTGAAAAGTTCAATCCTTCTTGAGCGCCTGCAGCAAGTAAATCAAATGTTTCTTGTGTAGATAAACCAAACTGCGACATTAACTGTCCTGCGCCTCTCGTAGCCTCGTTTAAATCAACATCATAAACCTTCGCCAATGTTAAAACATTTTCCGATGCACCTTGTAATTCTTCATGTGGAACATCACGCATATTTTGATAGACTTTTATCAGCGCATTATCTACATCTTCAAGATTTTCACCAAAACCCTTTTTCCAAGTATCGACTGCAATTTTTTGAAGGTTTTCTGCACCTTTTCCAGTCAATCCTAATGAAGCTTGAATTTTCCTTTGCGACCCATCAAATTCTATAGCGACACCTACAACTGCTTTACCAAGTTCAATCAGTTTCTCTGACATCCCTTGTAGAATTTCACTAGCTTCCAAAAAATTGTGTAAATCCATTTTCTTGTTTAACTCAGCCATACCGTCCGCTGCTTGATCTCCACTCCGACCAACACTTTGTAACGAGTTCTCAAATTGCTTCATTGTAGTTTTAGCTTGATTTAATTTCGTTTCAAGTTGCTGTACTTCTGTAGAATTCTCACCATACACACGCTTCGCTGCACTTAATTGCTGTTCTAAATTGTGGACGACTCTATCTGTCATTTCCATCTGCTGACGTAGTTGTTTCTGTGCTAATTCTAATTTATCTGCTTCACTAGCATTTTGACCTAATTCAGCGTTTTGGAGTTTAAATGAACTTGTTAATCTCTTTTGTTCTGCTTCAAGTTTCTTGGAATTCTCTTGTAAATCAAGCAAAGTTCCACGTGCTTCTCTTGCTTCGGTTGCTTGCTCTGAAAGACCTTCATTAACTCTTTTCATTGCATTATTAAGAGAAGTTTCAGCACGTTCTGCATCAAGTAATTTTCCGTACATTTTATTGAGCTGTTCAGACGTTGTATTAGTATCCTTAGACATTGCTTCAAATTCAGCACGTAACATTGATGTACGTTTCTTGGCGGCTTCCATTTGTATCTCAAGTTTTTTCTTTTCAGCTGCTAACTTATCCGTCATAGTAGCATCTTGACCCATCGCGGCAATATGATTCTTATATTCTTTCGCCGCATTATTCATGACCATGTTAATTTGCTTCAATGTCTGAGCATACTGAACCTGACCATCCATCTTGAAATTAAGAACAACATTTCTTTCTTTATTCCCTGGCATTTCCTCACCTCATTCCTCAATAAAATGGTGTCTGATCTAACGTGTAGACTTGTTTGGGTTTCTCTTCAACTAATGCATCCGGATTGTTGTATCGAAGATGCATAATGTATTGTTTTAAAAAATGATTAGGAGTGATTTCCCAAAAATCATCCATACTTAAACCAAGCAATGTGTTACCAACATAAAAATAAAAATCCCAGTCTAATTCAGACTGAGATTCCTTGGTAAACACATTCTTTACTTTTTTTCATCCTTCTTCAACTTCTCCATATCATCAACTTGGAAGTTCTGGCCGCTAAAGATATCCCATACTACTTGGAAGATACCAGGTACATCGTAAAGCGGAATTGCGTGCTTAATTTCCATAGGTGTACACTCTGTTCCACCACTTCGAACCATTGCATAAATTAAAGAGCGCATCAGTTTAGCTTCTTTTTCACCTAAAGAAAAGTTAGCCTTCCCTACCATTTCATTCATTTCTTTTTCGAACTCATGATACGGTTTCCCATAAGATTCTTCCACATAAGGGAATGATTCAAACGAAAAAATAACAGGGATTTCTACACCCTGTACTTTGATTTTATTTATATTTATTTCAACATTAACTAAATCACTTAAACGTGCCATTTACATTCTCCCCCTACTGTCCTGTACTTGTTCCCAATGTATTTAATTGAGATTCATCACAAATAACTTGTTTCATAAAGTCTTTAATTGTAACGCCTGTTGCGGAATCACGAACTTCTGAAAAATCCACTTCCGTTACATCATTGAATAATAACGGGGTTGCTTCCATTACTAACGATTGGTCTTTAACCTCTGCTTCTTCGGTTGTTGTCGAGAACTTTTCTTCGGCTGGTGTAATTTGAACACGAGGATACCAACGACCAACACGAGAACCATCCGATAATGGAGCAACAAACCCTAAAGCGAACATTGGGAATTCTTTTACTATTGCTTTATTAAATACCACACCTTTTTTTGCAACATATCCATAAATTGCATCTTTAACAACCTGTGGTAATGCTGCAAAACTTAAAGACAATGTGTATTTACTATTTTTACTTGCATTTACAAATAATTTATTACTTGCCCATTTTTGAACTGTCGTACTATTTCCTGCAATCCCAAGTTCAGTAATGATGTCCATTACATAAATATCTTTTTCGTATGTTGGAATTGCGAGATTTGTGTCTTTTCCACCAGTCATCATTGTAATATATAATGATTCAATCCCCACTGGATATAATAAATCCTGCGCTTTTGTTGTCGTTGCCATTTATATCATCCTTCCATCTTATCTATTATTTTTTCTGCTAAAATATCGGCTACTTTGTCACCCTCTGCATCAAATGTGTTTTGAGAAAATTGTAAGCCTTTCACACGACCTCTTCCATTCGCTTTTTTATGACCATGTTCAGCTAAATACCAATACCAAGCACTATCTTCAAATTCCACAGAAACACGATCATTTTTTATAACGACTTTCAAGCTATTTTTTAAATGAATTCTTTTGTTCTTGTTTGAGAGATTAATATTTGCTTTTAATTTTGATGCAAAATATTTAGCTGCTTCCTCTAATACATCCATTTCTACTTGCTTATTAACTCTAAGCAACGTATTAATATCTTCTAAAGCATCAGCAAATCCATTATTGTTAACAGCCATTAATTAATACACCTCACCGATGTTATGAATTGCGTTACAGTATCATCATTCTCATCATAGGGAATGCAAAAAAATGAAGCATATTCAACTCCATTTTCATTAAAAATTGCTGTTAATGGTTCATAATCTTTTTCAGTACCATTTGTAATTACTGCAATTTGATATAAAGGCATTGATTTAATAACTTTAGATGATGCACGTTTATGTGTTTCGTTCACAAATTCATACACAATGTAAGGATACTTTACCTTTGAAGGAGCTTCATCACGATAGACTGGAATACCTGATTTTTTCATGATGTCTCTTAATTGCTGAAAATTAATTTGCATATGATAGTGACACCTCCATCATCCGGTCTTCTTCTCGTACATAAATGCGCTCAATATCGTAAATACGACCACCAACTTTTACACGGTAATCCTTTTGGTTGTTTTCAATATCTCTATCAATACGAACCTCAATTTTCTTTATAATTTCATTCGTATCTTTGGTTGTAAATTTATCTGTAGCTGTAACTCCGATATTGTTATAACGAATTTTACGTTCAAATGGATATCCCATCACAACACGGTCTGTTTCTGGATTAATCGTCTCCCCTAATTTGAGAAGATCTCCCAGCCATCTGAGTTTATTCGTCTTCCTCTTCGGCATCATAAACCTCCTGGACAAAGAATGGCGTTAAAGCATCTAAAGCCTGTTCTAATTCTTTTTCAGAAACACGATATTCATAGTAAATACCAGCACACATAATCACCAGGTACTCTACTTCGCTTCCACAAGCTTTTTTTACATACCGTTGACCTTGTTTAATATAAAAAGAGAGCAAAGAATCATCCATGCCCTCTTCCCAATGAATATGAGATTTTAATTTCTCAATTAATTCATCCATATTAAGCTCCAGTAGAAGCTTTTAAAACATACTTATAAACTGGAACTTCAAATGGTGAATGAATTAGTTGTGCATCTAGTAAGTTCCAGATACGGAAACCTACACGGTTTGTACGTGAGAATAACTCAACTAATTTTTGTACTTCTAATGATCCAATAACATCTTGAATGTAGAATTTAGAGAAGTCACCAAAATAGAATACTGGTGTATCTGGTGAATCAGGAATGTCAATTGCATCTTCTGCCTCAACAGGGAAGCCTAATAACGTATAACCAATTCCGCCTTCCGCTTGATTAAATGGACGAAGTAATGGAAAACCATCATCCGTTTTCATTGTTTCAATTTTTGTTAGTGCTGCTGTATTTAATACCCATCTTGCTTTTTTACGAACTTCTTTAACAGGTGTATTTTTCATTTTTACTAATGCATCATAAAGATTTTTTTCATCTGTTTTAAACTCAACAGCTTTCTTTACTAATGCACCATCATTTACGTTATTAGCTTCATCGCCATTAACCATGTATTGAGTTTCTTTACGAACATAAGCTTTTTTCAATTCATCCATGACAATTTGTTCAATTGGTAATCCAGTGCGTGCTAATAATTTTTTCGTTACAGTTGCAAGCGCATCAAACTCTGTTGGAGATAGTTCAATTTCATCGAATTCAATATCTGTTTCTGGAATTTCATTATTTGTTCGCTCGTTTTTATGACCTTGAGCTTCTGCCTTTTTAACTAAAACAGGGTACTTAATATTTTCTTTTGTTTTTACACCAGTTCCTAATCGACGTAAGAAGTTTTCTTCTTGAGCATACGTAATAATTTCTTTACTCAAGAAATCTGGAATCGTAACAGAACCATTACCAGTCACTAACCCTAATGCACGGGCTTCCCTTTCATCGATGTTACCTACAATGTAGTTAGCAAATACGGAACGAATTTCTGTTTCTTTGTTTGCACGATGACCTTTAGTAGAAAGAGCCGCTGCGATAGATGCTGAGATAGCGGAACGTTGTTCTTCTGACAGTTCAGTTTTTACATTTGGATCTTCTTTTGCTTCTGAATCCTCTTTTTTCTCTTCTTTCTTCTTGTCTGGATCCTTTTCTTTTTCTTCATCTTCTAATTTTGCTAATTCATCAGTGATAGTTTGTACTTCCTTTGTTAATTCTTCTACTTCAGCTTTAATTGCTGCTAACTCTTCTGACCGAACTTCATTTTTTTCTACTTTCCCTTGTAATTCTGCTAATCGAGCTTTAGTTCTTGTTAAAGATGCGTTCAAGATTTCTTTTAAATTCATGTCAATTTTCCTCCAAAACTTTTTTTATTTGTTTAATAAGATTGCTTCTTTCTTCTGTTTCATCTTCCACAACTGTTTTTATAGCTGCTTCTTCACTTCTCATTTCAATCATGGCTGTATTTTCGCCTCTGGTTTCAATTGAAGTCGCAACATAAGCCGGTGTCATATCTAAAATAGAAACTTCTAAAAGCTCTAGTTCTTCAATAGATCGTTTTTGAACACCAGCTTCCCCTTCTTCCCATGAATCTTTTTCAGAAACAAAGCCAAATGACCAACCACGTAATTCTTTATTCTTGGCTTTCGTAATTACTTGTTCATCTGTAACTGTAGCAATGGCCCTTAAACCAATATTGTCTTCATACAATTCCAGATTTCCGTTTTCAATAGAGCCAAGCTTTCTATTTTTATCGTGGTTAAAAAGCAAGTCCACATTCTTTGCTTTCTTTAACGCTTTTTCAAACGTCTTAGGGACAATCTTCTCTTTGAAAAATCCTCTTGGTGAAGGCAACATTCGACTTTCTCTATCCACAACATTTACATAACCATCAAGTATGACTTGATTCCCTCGGACCTCAATTTTCATTCTCTTCACCTCCTCCCACTGAACCATCGCTTGCCTCTTTTTTCCCAATTTCAGTTAAGTCATTTGAAATATATATAGCTTGTGATTCCTTTGTATTTTGTTTAGGGAACCCAAGCATATCGGCAACATTATCAGGTGAAGTAATTGCTGTACGCACAAGGTTATAACCGATATTCGTCTTGTTGCTATAAGTAACAAAATCAAGAATATTAATCTTGAATTTAATTCGTTTCCCCGAATTTTGACCATAAAAAAGAAGACTCAAATGGTCTTCGAAATTTTTCATTATTGGTCTAACTGCTTTGTTGTGGATATACATCATTGCTTTCTCAATATCTTCTTTGATTAGCTCTGTGTATGTATCTACATTTATGCCTAAAAACTTACCCAAATCCTTCTTATATACATTTAGATATGCCAAGGTCTTTTCATCGTCTAACGGGCTTTTAAGCGTTTCAATTGAGTACCCTTTTCCAAGTGGAATCATCTTTACAGACCTTGCTTCATCGATTGATTCCAGTTGATCTAAAATTGCATTGATTAACTTTGACTGCGCACCATTCTGTGGATTGATATGAGCATCCAAATTTAACAAGAATGCTAAAAGTCCACCCTTTTTATATTTGTCAGTTAAAGTTTTCTCAGCTGACATAACCCCCTCGAGTGTATCTCTTCCTAAATCAAGAAGGCCTTTTCCTCTTAAATGATCTGCACCAATATTTTTAACATGACGAATCATGAATGGCGGAATCTCATGACCACCAATATTAAAATGCTCTACTAAATTATCATCTAACTCTGTAAAAACATTTGAAGCTAAATGTATTTGGGCACCATTTAATATTGGGAATGTTTCCCCCTCGAGTAAATAGGTATTCGTCATTAATTTAATGAATTCCGATTGCGTTAGATAATTATTAGGATTCTTTAAAATACGAAGAGCAATATCATCTTTAATTTCATTACCGTATTCATCTTCCACAACAATATCAGCCAATACCATTTGATTACTGATGTCTTGTAGCAATTCGTAAACATCGCTAGATTGCAAGATGTTTGAATCTGTAACATAAACACCGCCATAACGAATGCTTTTTCCTAATACATCATCAAGGTAACCGCGCTTTTCAGCCTTTTTAAATAAGTAATTTGAAAACCTATCCCTTAACCCCAATTTCTCACCGCCTTTCAAATATCGAACATTACAAACTAGGAAATAATTGGTATAATTTAAATGAAAGTGAGGTGAACAACATGACAGAAATAGAATCTAGATTGCAATATGAGTATATTAAAAGTAACAATCGACTAGCAGCTGTTAATCTTCACTCAAAAAATGGACCTTTCGCTGTAATACATAATATTGTTATACATACAGATGATAGATTCCAAAGAATCTACGTCTATGAAAATGGTATAATTGCTTCGGAAGAAATTTATGGTGATAAAACAATACTTCGTTTCAACCGTCCATTTACTGAAGATGAGCATGGCACACTCTCATTTGATGAATAATTAAAAGTCGTACATTATGTACGACTTTTTACTTTCTATCTATAAATATCACCAATCAATTCATCCATACCTTCTTCAGTTATGCTATCCATAACCATCATCGTTTCTTTATGAGCACATAAAAAAGCAACAAATCCATCAATCTTCTTTTTGGATTGTCGCTTACTTGGTGCTTTCATCCCATTAATATTTGTTACCACTACAACATTAAGAGCGCAATAAACAAATAAAGGATTGTCAGTCATTATACGTTTTTCATAAATAAGTATTTCTGAATCATCCATCATAGCATTCATAACGTTAGGGTACTGACCCACAGAAATACATTCAAGTCCAAGATTCTCAAGTTTTTCAATTAATTTTTGAGACATCGCTGGATCATAGTTTATTTGTTGTACATCATACAAATTTAGACATTCCACAATATAATCCATAACCTGGTCTTGATTTATCATCTTTCCATCACAAAAAGTAACAAAACCACGTTCAACCATATCAGTATATGGAACGTTATCCTCTTTTTCACGATGTTCAATATCTTCATTAGGTACAAAATACATCTGTTTAACTTTTAAGATTGACTTTCCACCTTCGGTATAACCCGAATTAGGGAAGTTCAAGCTAACACATGTTAAATCAGTTGTTTTCGATAAATCTAAACCGATATAGCAAGTTTCACCTGTTAAATCACCCAAGTCTTCCACAAGAACATGTTCAACTTGTCCTTGCTCAAAGAAGTTTTCAGCCCCATTTACAAATACATTCAAATGTTTAGAAAGGAATTCGGCTTTTTTATGCGCTGAACGTGATGCTGAGATGAATTCTGTTTCAAGTGCACTCATCGTTACAGATACACCAATATTCGGATTAACCATTGCCCAAACATTACGGTCTGTCCAGTCATAATTTTTATTCGGCTCATAAATCATGACAAAGCTTGAATCATTATCATCACGTTTCAATACTTCTTTTGCTTCACGATACACTCGCATACCCACCGATGAAGAACCTTTACCAGCCGTTGATATATTAAACATAATCGGCTCAGCACGAGAAACTTGAGCTGATTTAAAGTTGTCGTACTGATCCATATTCTCTTGAGCATGGAGCTCATCATTTAAAATAAAATGTGGATTGGAACCCTCAATGGATTGAATGTTTTTACTCATTACAATGAATTGGTTTTGATAAGCCAAATCATCACGAATATAGTCATAAGTCACACTGGAAATTGTACCTTTTGGTCCTTTATAAATGTGTGAGCATTCCATTAATACATCATGGTTCATAATTGTTGCTGCAAATGGTTTTGCCGCATATTGAGCCTGGTTAAAATCACTCGCACAACAATAACAATCGGCACTTAAAACTCCCTCACCGTACATCGCATAACCGAGAGCACCAACACCGATTAAAGTTTTACCATTTTTCTTAGGAACCTGGATATAAGCTTCACGAGTAACCCGGACAACTTTACCCTTTTCATTCTTATGAACCCATCCATAAATCCATGAGTAAGCGAATTTTTCCCAATCCTCTAGAATAAAAGGTTGTCCAGCTAAATCACCTTTAGTATGACGGACAAACGTTTCTACCCAATCCATCATTTCATTTGCACGGTCCACATCGAACCAAATATCTTTACGCTCTTTCCATTTATAATAACGATCTACCATCGCTTTGATAGTATCGGGATATTTTTTAGGGTTCTTTCTTACTTGTTTTGCATAAATATCTGCATAGTTAACGCCACGTTCAATCACATAAACACCACCTCCAAGGAATAATAAAAAGCCACACCGTTTGTGTGACTTAATTTCACATTATTTTTTTGGAATTTTAGACTCTGGTACACTAAGATGTGCTGCACCACAATTTCTACAGGTCCCCGACCATCCTCGAGTATAAGCATCTAGGATTGGAACATTAACCAGTTTCTTATTTACATCCCAACATGTAGGGCAGTACGGGCCACTACCATCGCTCTTTCTATAATAAAAGTCGGGTAGGTACTCTAAATCATGAGAAATTTCATCAGTACGTTGAATTTCTTCCAACTTTAGCCTTAGTTCTCTATTTTCGTCTAAAATTTCATATGCTTGTGTTTGTAGATCCATTAATTTACTTATTAATTCTACGTTTTCCATACCTACAGTTAATGCTTTTATCCCTTTTATTGTATCTGTTATTCCCATCCAGCTTCACCTCGTTAATATAATAATAGTTAAATTATATCAACTATTAAGCTTTATTTCTCCATTTTGCACGATGTTTATCTAATTCACTAACCTTTGCTTTAGGCTTTTCCACCTCTTCATTTTTTCCGACGGTAGAACCACCGGTGACATATTTACCTGGTTTAGCCTTATTAGTAAGCCCTAATAAATCCAATGCTTTTGTTTTTTTATCAGCCCAAGTTTCTACTTGCTGCGCCAATGGATGCTTTGAATTATTTGTGGCTCCTGCTTTATTAGTGTGACGTTGAGTAGGAGGAAATCCTTTCTCTTTCCATTCGATAAACATCGTCATATAAACTTCGAAAATATCTAAATATGATTCAATTAATGGATCTAAAGTAAGGGTGTAAATATCTGCGTCACGCATGATTTTTAATATCCGATTTTTCTCAGCTTCTGTTTTATCGGCAACAATTTTTTGACGTTCTTTTTTCGTAGACATTTCACACCCCCCTTTATTTTAAAAAAATGTTGTCTAACGATAGAGATGCCCCCTACGCTACCTATCCTCCCCAGAGGAGAAATTTTAATTTTTGATAGGGGGGCTTCCGAAATAACTCGGAAAAACTTTTTTTGGTTTATCTTCATTTTCTTCGATTGTATGACAAACTGGACAAAGTAACCTTAAGTTATTCTCTTCTAATTTAAGAGTTGGATCTTCTTTAATTGGTATGATGTGATGAACATGAGCACTTCGCCCAAAGACGAACCTTCCACATCGTTGACAATATCCTTTCTCTCGTTCGTAAACTTGAGACCTAACAAACTTCCATTCGTCTGTTCTATAGAAAGGTTTGTTCTCATGATGATAGATGTTCTTCTTATCTTTCTTCTTCCTTGGTTTGTTACGCTTATGTTCTTCACAATAACGCCCTTTGTTTATTTTGTTATGGCAGCCATTAAAGTCACAGTACTTCATGAAAGCAAGTCAATGATGTCTTCTTTCTTTTTCATATCAGAAGGAATATCAATGTTTAATTCAGCAGCATACTCACGTAACTCTTTCACTGTCTTATTACTCAGTACTGATACTTCACTAACCACTGTCACATCTTTACCTTTTGCTAAGTCCACACCAATAATCCTACTCTCAGGATTAACAGTTACTTTGAATCCTGGTTCTTCACCAGTTGGAACAAATAGACTCTTCTTCTTTTCATTATCCCAATACTCTGTACCGGAAATTGTTTTTCTAATTTCAGTAATCATTTAATTAACACCACCTATGTAATTTTTGCATAATAAAAAGCACTCCATAAGGAATACTTTTTATTATTGTACTATGCTTTCTGTATTAGTTTCTTGTATTAACTTCCCTCTCTTAGACCTTATATGTGTAACACCCTCTTGACTTAAGATAAATTCTAAAGCCTTATTAATTATCAACACGTTTGATGAATACATTCTTACTTCTGCTTTACCTTCAAAAAAGGCAACTTTAAAATCAATGTCAGGATTTTCAAAACTATATTCCATTATAAGTTCGTTAAATTCTCTTGTGTTTATTTTAGATTTATCTAACTCAAACCTAAATGCTTGACGCATTTCCATCAGTCCAATTTGTCGCCCTTTTCTTTCAGAATAATTAGTTTGAGATGGCACGTGGTTTAATGAATTAATTAAATTTGATAAATTATTTTCCAATGAATTCATACGATTCAATAAAAATCTAGAAGGATCATCTTCATCTACATTCTTCATAATAGTATTAGCTTCTATTACCCTATAAATAGGATTGTCTGGTTCTTCATCTTCAATAGCCTGTACTACCATATTCCTAAAATTATCATTGAGTTCTAATACACCAGCCATGTCATTTGTGTAAAAAATAGTACGTTCCTCAGTTATATCAAAGGGCAATCTTGTTCCTTCCTGGCAAATCTGAATTACCGGTTTTCTGACAGCATGCCTAATTGCAAGTTCATACATTACATTTGGATTTAAGGTAGTAAGATTAGCTATTGCTATATCAGATTGCAGAATACTTGTAATAACTTGCTTATTTATAGAACCTGGGTTTGCCATTCTATGCGCAACTTTAATATTTTCTTCTTGAAATCCAATTTCAATTAATGCAGGAACAATTACTGCATCTATAACTCCATCTGCAGCCCTTCTAATATCAGACTTACCATCTCCAATTGGTGTGATGATAAAACAGGTTTTATCTTTATTTGGATTATCCATTACTTATCCTCCATATTGTTTTAACACAATTTTATCATTTACTTCCAAATTAAAACAATACAAAACTAAAATAAAACCATTAAAAGAGCAACCATGCATCAGTTGCCCTTTCGTCAATCTCTTATGTTATTACTATAATTCATATTTTCAATGGTTTGTATAATGATAACTTACCTTAAGTAAATGTTAAGTTCTACGTGAGTACTCAACCTTCTCTCGCATAGCAGCATGTTTGTTATAAATATATTGCGTACTGTAATTCAACTCTTCAGCAATCTTTTCTAATGTCATACTTTCAACATACTTATAATATGCAATTTTGTTTTCTAATCCTTTGAATGTACGAATTAACTTTTTCAGCTTGTACATATCATTCATCTTATGTGCTAATTCATATTCAATTGCTTCAATACGTTCTTCTACCTTTGCACCTTCTGATTCAGCAGTTAAACGTACATCTTGCAAATCACCACTGATCCAGCGTCTTAATTCAGCTTTTGTTTTGTCTAAGTTGTAATCTAGGTATGCAATTCTTTCTTCTAATTTCTGATAATCTTTCAGCCAGTCAAACAAATGATGATTCACCTCCTTTTATACAACTCAAAAACTGTCTAAAAATTTCTTTTTTATTCATTTACCACCTTAAACTAAAATATTATATTGATTACATATTGAACATATCTGATATTCACATAATTATTATTTGTTCTAATAGATGAAATGATTATTAAACAGTTAATATTTTTTTCACATTTGTTCGATTATGGTCATTTATAAATCCCATAAAGTAAACGCGTTATTGTGAAAACTTTAAAAAACAATATTCTTTTCTAATACCACTTCTATATGCTAGTCTATTACTATATTTAGAAAAAGGAGGGGTTATATGGTAAGGGCTGTTTCTGCTGACCATATTATGTTTCAAGAGTGCATTAATGTCTTTCGACCCGAAAATACTTCTCACATTGTCATGAAAGACAATTCGGAGAAAATAGAATATATTGTTTTGGACTTTGAATTACCATACGAACTAAACTTTAAAACCTTTAAAATTCACCCTACAAAAGGTATAGATCTTGGTAATTCTCCTTATAGGAGTTTTATTTCTCCTGTAACTCTTTTAGACTATAAAGTGCGCTTCAATAGTCATCTATACACTATTGCATTAAGTGCTTTAATATCTTTTGTCACTTCTCGCCCAGCTAAAGCGCCTAGAGATTCATACACAAGCCATTTAGGTTATGACGCTCTAGCTCTAATACTTCCTAATAAAGTTGCTGGAACTGGAGCCGTAAGTACAACTATTCCTGAGAAGAAAGTTCAGCAGTTTGCCACAGAATTAGATGAAATTGTCAATACACTTCACGAACTGCCGTACGAAGATTACAAAAAATTTATGCAAGCCATTCGCTTAATAAATTTGGCTCATATTAACAAAAGAGATGACTTTGCTTTAGCTTACTATCTACTTGTATCTGCTATTGAAGCCATTGCCCAAATTGCGATACTGCCTGAAATAACAGAAGATCCACAAGAAAAAGAATGGGAAGAATTAGCGCAAGAACATAAACCAATTAGAAGCTTGTTAAATCAATTTAGAAATTACAGAAATAATAGTAACCAACTAACAAAACGGTTTACCAAGTTTGTTTCACAGTATTGCCCAAGTTCACAATGGTCTGAATTAGAACATCAAGATGAAGACAGATTGGCGTCCTATGGAGACACAGGAGATTTCGGTTGGTTAACAGAAAAAAAATGGTATGAAGTCTACCCAGACGATTTAAAAGCAAAAGACCTGAAAAAAATCGTTGAGGATACATATAGGTACCGTTCTAAATTTACTCATGAAGGAAAAGCACCTCCTCATACCTCTCCTGACCCTTCAGAACGTTTTTTCGAGAAAGTAGGCATATGGAATGATAACAAAGGGTTTGAAGAAAAACTTCTTATAAACTACAGACTTTTATCTTTCATTGCTAAAACCTCAATCCTAACTTACATGAGAACACTTCGTGAACAGTTGCATAATTAAAAATTTGACTCTTAAGTTCAATATAAACTTAAGAGTTTTTCTGTATCACCAAGTAACTTGACACTCATACCAGGTCTTGCTCTCCCTTAAACCAAACGTTTACACCTTGATAATTACTTGAACATTTCATCCGCTTGTTATCTACCAAATAACGCTTTCGTTATAAATCATTCATAAAATTCATCAATAGACATTTGTGAAGGTTCAAGAATGATAGAAACATTTTCACCAGCAAATGGATAAAGTTTATTGATTTTATCTTTTGTATCACCTTTTACATTGAATTTCAGAGCAGTTTTTTTGCTATCACGTTGAATAGAAGCTAATTCAGCACCAATTGGCTCAACATCACTTTTCTCCACAGTTAGATAAACAATTGTACCTGGCATTTTTAATAACTCATCAGCATGTGGAAGTTCATCACTTAATACATGGAACATTAAAACTTCCTTTTTATCGTCCTTTTGCATTTTCTTGAATAATACGTTCAATTTTACGTTTGTCATGGTTCAGGCTCCTTTTGTATTAGATTAATATTAGAACTAAAGTTTCTCTGTTATTTCTGGACGTTTCTAACCTTAGAAAGTCTTTCAGCCGCTTTCTGTCTTTGCTCTTCCGTCATAACTCGTAAATTCTTCATTGTTACTTGTTTTTCTTGGAGAATGCCTTTAACAGCTGTTGGTCTTCCACCCTCTTCTTCTAAGGTTTGTAATTCACATAAATTACTAAGTTTTCGAATGTGTTTAGGAACAGTAGAGTAAACGTTCCACTGACCTGTACTATTATCGAAATTCAAAATAGTTTCTTGTTCTTCGCGAGAATATGTCATATTAAAAAGCTCCTGTTTTAAGATAATGTTTCGCTTGATAATAAAAGTGATAATATATCCAGTTACCACTGTACTTGTTATCTAAGTACACAATTTCAAAGCCGTACCTTGCTTTAAAAGTATTAAGTCTTCCAAGCAATGCTAATGGATTGTATTTCGAACGATACTGACCTTTTAACATTTTTTCATAGCCTTTAGGGTCTTCCACAATTAGAGTGAATGGAATGTCTTTTGAACGGATTAACTCATTTTCAAACGCTGTTTGTGTATCCTTTTGTAAGTTCCCTGTGATCTCATCCATGTGGGCTTTCCGTTCTACTCGGCTATCTAAATAAATATCACGCGGTATTCCCAACTCTTCATTTTTTGGAATCATACAACCGTAATCGCCCGTATCTAATTTTTGAATCTTTACTGGTATATCCTTTTGATTTAAATAATCAAGAATATGACCATTTACATTTTCACGAGTATCAATCACGATTGTGAGTGTTTTGAGAATGTTGTTTATTTCTTTATCTGTGTAATGGAATCGAATCATTCTCATGCCCCTCTCTTTGTATAACTAACTGCTCGTTCATATATCTTTCTTGCCATTACATTAGATTCATCATTTTCAAATTGACGATGATCATCATAAACATCTGTCCAACCATTATTAGCGAGAACAATCGTCCACTCATAAAACAGTTGCAACGAATCTTCTTCATCAAGTAACCAATCGTGTAATTTTTGATTATGTTTCCACCCACAAAAATGATGAAATATCTTCATTAACGTGATTTTCTCCGCACTTTCATCTTTCCAAGATTTAAACCAATCATAAATAGCTTGATAGTTTTGTTCGGCTGCTTGCATAATTTCCGTTGGAATTAAATCTTGTTTTTTTATCGCAACTTGATTATCTTTTTCATCAAGATAGATATCTGCACCTGATTTCCAAATCGAACTTAAAATTAATAAAACCTGCAAATCTATCACCTCTGTTATCAAAAGTTACTTAGAAGTGTTACTAAAAAACACCGAAAATTAGCATGTGTTACTTTTTAGTAACCCCCTTGAACCTTAGAGTCCCAAGGGATTAAGGCAATCAGGTTACTTTTGTTACCTATTTTGAGCATTAAGCCCCCTAATAGAATACTTATATATATATTTATTTTTTGTTTATATATATTTTTAGTAACAAAAGTAACAAAAAGAGTATAAAAAGTACCTTGAGCCCTTATGTACCAAGGGTTTTAAGTAATTTTAAATGTGTTACTTTTAGTAACACTTTCGCTATTTTCATCGTTTTTCAGTAACTTTTGCTGCGTAAAAGTATTTTTTCGCTCCACTAAAGTAACACCTTTGATGAAATACTTATTTTTATTGCCGCGTTCTCTTTTGAATCCTTGCGATTCCAAAATTCGGTAAAACGCTCTATTTTTCAATTGATGTTCACTATTTCTGAAACACCAATTGGAATAAACTTCATATAATTCTTTTGCTTCGATTTGAACATCTTCTCTTTTGAAACAGCATTCAAACATAAATGGTCCAAGTATATCCATTTCTTCTTTGTAATCTCCTGTCGCTTTCATTACACTAGCTGGATCGTTTAGTCCCGACTTCTGCCACTTTAAGCAACCCTCAATCGCCCAATTCAGAATGCCTGGCATTTCTAAACTTATTTTTTCTGGTAACTTCTTATCTCGCTTTTCTTTCGGTAACTGTAAGTTAAATGGAATTAAGCGAATACGTCTCCAAATACCTTCATCGACACCTTTAATTACTGGCTTATGATTTGTAGTAAAGAAGACTTTAAACTCTGGTATGAACTCAAAATATTCTTGTCTAAGGAAACGAGCCAACACTGGTTCACCACCTGTAATTTGCTTTACAAAAGCTTCTGATAGTTGTTCACCCTCTTCACTCTCGATAGCCGATACAAAACGGGCTCCCACTAATCTAGCGATATCATTATTGGCTCCTGTTTCTTTCTTTTTGATAAAAGTATCTGATTTCGCCTGTTTTCCATAGTCACCCATAATGTCTTTAATAATATTGATAAAGGTCGATTTTCCGTTGGAACCTCCACCGATTAGGAATACCATTATTTGCTCTGTAATTTCTCCTGTTAGGGAATAACCAATCAATCGCTGCATGTACTCAACCAGTTCTTGATCACCTTGGAAAATTTGATCTAAGAAGTTAATCCATTCTGGACATTTTGCATTTTCGTCAAATGAAATATTAGTAATTTTAGTTAAACCAAGTTCCCGATTATGTTGCTGCAGCTTTCCTGTTTTTAAATCAACAATGCCGTTCTCAACATTGAACAAATATTTATACTTATCAAAGTCCTCACGTTCTCCTGGAACTAATGGCATAAGGTCCTTAATGCTATTCATTCGGATATTTCTTCTTTCACACATCCGCGCCCATTTTACTTCAGCTTCATCTTCTGACTTATAGAGGCCGCGAAGTACCTTTGCTGTAATTCTTTCAATCTCTTTTTTGGTATCCAATCTCCAACGTTTTCCGTCCCATATGTACCAACCAATATCACTAACGTATTTAATTACATGACCGTATTCATAAGCGATACGTTCGGCATTACCTAGTTCTGCTAAACGGAATTTCTTTTTCGGTTTGTCCTCCACAACTTCAACTGCATCTTCATTAATGAAATCAAAAGAAAATTCTTCGAACTGCTGTTTATTCTCTAAGATAGTTGTGGAAGTCGATGAAATAGCCATTGCAATTGTTCTTTCACCGTATGTTTCGTTTGTATCGCTAAAATGGATAACATCCCATTTATCACGAATTAAGCTAGTTTCACGGAACATTGAATCCATTCGAGTTGCTGATTTACCGGTCCAGAATGCTAAGTGATTACATAAAGCTAAATCACTGGCTGAATGGTCTTCATTGACCAGGCTGCCATTGTACAATGAACGAATCTCGTCACCTTTTTTACTGCGAAACATTCTTTCCCATAAAGCATCATTTGAAATTTTGATTTCATCTTTTTCAAACTCCGCTAGATTAACACGTCCTTGAATGTCACTATCATCAAAATACTTTTCGAATACTTCAGCTAGTTCATCCGTACGCTCATATACATCATTAGAATTTTCACGATTTCCAGTGAAGGTAAAAAAGCGACCGTATGAATAAATTTCTAAGCCATGTTTAGTATTTTTCCGTCCAGTTCCTAAAACAGATTGTGGAAGATTTCCTTTAATAATGATGTGAATGCCTTTTTCTGATGGTGAAAACTCTGTATAGCTGTCTAATGTATCGATAACTTCTGTTGCAAAAGCATTCGTTTTTCCATCCACAACACACTTATCAATATCGATTCCGATGTAATTATCCTGCCTACTAAATACAAAGCCGATTCCGTCATAGTCATCTTCTAAGTAGAATTTGACTGCTGTCGCAAACGTTGACCAGGTCCGTCTATTGTTTGCTTGTGCCATTTCTCCAGTGACTTGATATGGAACTTTTGTTGGTTTGCCATTTCTTTTTTCCTTACGCCATAAGATCCATTGCGGAAGGGCTTTTAACTCAGTAGGAATTTCATTAAAATTGTATGGATTTTCTTTCATTGCGCCCTCCAATTAGCTTTTTAGGGTATAAAAAAGAGAAGTCGGCAAAACCAACCTCTCTATTTAGTTATTTAGAATGGTAAATCATCGTCACCAACAACAACTGGATTAGCTGATGTTACTGGATTTACTTCTGATACATCATAATATTTCGCTTTTGCTGCTATGCGTTTTTCCTTTTTACCATCAACTACTTTTTCATACTCTTCATGCTTTACAGTGATTTTTAAATTCTTATTGATAAGTTGCTTACCCATATCTTCAGCAGAAGTGAAAGCATGATTATTACCAAATCCGCATGCTTTTAATAATGAGTTAACGATTCTTACTGAAACCTCATGTTCGAATGTAAACATGTTATAAAGTACTTTTGAGCCTTGATGATTTTGCGGTACATCGCTACGAATCTCGAAGTCTACCGATAATTTATCTTTACCAGCTTGTGTTTTACCAGCTTCGGCATTTACAATCACCGCTTCATATTTACCTTCGGCAACTAATTCAAATCCTGTGTTTACGTTGGTTTCATCAAATTTAAAGAATGACATTATTTATTTCCCCCTGTTTTCTCATTTGTGGATGACACTATTAATTCTTCTTGCACGCAGCCTTTACGCTTATCTAAATGATTCTTAGCAAAGATACTTTGATTACCTTCTAAAACAAATCCTCTTGTACCGTCCGCCTTTTTAACTAATTGACCGACAACATGAACAATTCCCATAATGTGATTTACAATCTTATCCCGAATATCTGGAATGAATTGTGTATATTGCTGACCATCATCGTGAGTAATGGTTCGTGTTGTTTCCCATGCTGTGAAAATGATATTGGCATCTAATGAATTAAATGTTTCTACTAACTTTAAAAGATGATTATCTAGTAAAGCGTAGTCCTTTAATTCAGGCATACCACTTTTTGTTTTTTCACCTTTATTAAGCAACCATAACTTTTGGTAATGCGTTAAGTTGTCGATAAAGATGTTGTCATACTTACCAATGTTTGCTTTAGCAATTGCATAAAACTCTAGGATACTATCATGTGGATTATTACCATCAATTTCAGCAACATCTACATTTTCATATCCTTCTAATACTTGGCTTGTCCCATCGATATCAAACACCAATGTTTTACCTGGTAATAATCCAGCAACCGTTGTTTTTCCGTTACCTGGTTTTGAATAGGCAATGATTTTTGCTTTTTTACTTTTCGTAATTTGAGAACCGTTTGTGAGTTCCATTTCACTTATACCTCCACACTATAAGAAATAGATTCAGGTTTAACTGTCACCCCTGGAACAATTTGTCCATCCTCATCCACAATTACTTTTTCACCACTGATTTCCACAATCTTGATTTTCTTCTTAAAATCAGCCCATTTGACTTCTGTTTTTAAGCAATCATCCATTTCATTTTCGATAGCATATTGAAGTACCTGGTCTTTATCTTTTTGCTCTGGTGCTTCTTTACTCTTACGAGTTTTAGATTTACCGTAAGGCGTACTAATTGTTTTCTGCTTTGGATCCGCTGCAAGTTGTTCTGCATGATAACGTTGTATATGAGCTTCAAAGAATGAAATACTATTATGGATGGGTTTCAATTCGCTTTGCTCCCATTGTGTAATGCGATCACGTTCAACATTTGCTAGCGTTGTAACTTTCTTTTCTTCTGCTTTAAGAGCAGTCAACTTACGAAATGCCCAGTTAAGGCTTTCCAAATCACTAATTTCAAACTGTGGTTGCTCCGCTACTTGTAATTCATCCACTTCCGCCAATTCAATTGCTTGTAATGAGTTCATTGATATTACCTCCAAATTTATTTTCAAATCCCTTTGCAGTGTAAACAGTAAAATATGTAAAACCATTTGTTGTGAATTCAACTTTCACAGGGTATTCCGAACAATCACGTTGCTTTATTTCAAGGATCCCTTTTTCATTTAGAAGTTCTTCAAACAACTTTTCAGTTACTTGTACTTTGTTATCACTATAGACTTCTAAAACACCATTTCCTTTAGCTGAACGAACAGCTTGTACATATTCTTCAATTTTTTTAATCATTTTGCACCACTCCATATTCCACAGTTTTTCTAACGAATACACCGCCAATTTGGAAAGATAATTCCTTCGCTGTATCGTAATCAAATTCCGTAGCATCATTTATATTTTTAGAGAAGTTTGTAATAAACAGACCATTAGCAACAAACAGTTTCCCTACCATTACCAAATATGAATTCTTCACTTCAAATTGTTCATTCATCCTAGGTCCTCCTTTACACGAATAAATTTCATGCTATAATGACTGTGAATTTTATTTTTCTAAATCACCTGTTGGCGCAGGTGGTTTTTCTTTTTATACAGCTCGAAAGCATCCAACATTTTGTTGTTCAATTAAGTATTCCGTTAGATTTTCTTTAAGTACGACATCCTGGCCAAACATAAAATACTTATCATCTTGTTTAATTTCACAACCATAGAAATCTTCAATTGGATGATCAGGCTCCTTAGATTCCTTTTCAGCAATGTCTTCCACAAATATTGCATCAATACTACTAACGCTAATGTGGAAAGGGATTTTATTAGTTGCACCTTCATATTCAATTTTTGACAAAGAACCAAAATTATTTTTAAAAGTTTTAAATTGTTCAGCTGTAAAACTTGCTGTAGCACCTGATTTAAAAACCACTGTTACTTCCTTCAATTAACTCACCTCCCTTCAAGTCAAAACCTTACGGTTCATTTCATATAACCTTTTCTTGGCTTCTAATTCCGTTATTAGCAATAACGCTGGACTATTTAACGATTCAGCACATTTCTTACGTACTTCAGATGCTTTCATTAATTTACTCGCGGATAATACTCCGTTCATTTTTTCACCACCTCTCATTTATTTTCGATAAATAACGACTTCATTTTTCGACATTTTACAGGCAAAAAAATAAAGCCCTTATTTATCAATGTATTGGCTGTTCCTTTATCCACATCAGTAAAAAACATTCCGTTTTTACTGATGGGAAGTACCATTTCCCACCTATTTTATATTTAGGAAAACGTTCGTCATAAAAGAACTTCTCTTTGATAGTGTTTTCACTCATGCTTGTTTGTTTACAAAGCTCTTTCATATCCCACAGAGTTTTTCTCCGCTCGATTTGGTCTAATCGCTTCCTTAACTCTTCGATAAAGCGCTGCTCGATAATTTTGTTATCGAGTTGAATATTAAGCATGTTGCCACCTTCTTTCTTATCAAGAAAATTCGACATCACCGGCTCAAAAAAAGTAAGGATTTCTCCCCATTACACACTACCTTTAAACGGTAGTATAATCTAAAAAAAATTCATCATCATACTTCCCATCATTAATAATAGGTAATCGAATATTATCTGATGGTATTTTATATACTATAGATGCTTTCTTTAAAACATGACCTGGAATAGCCGTAATTCCTTGCTCATAATTACGTAGAGTTTTCCCTGTCACATCAAGTAATTTCGCTGCTTCTTCCTGTCTTAAGTCAGCATTAACTCTAGCGGCTTTTAATGTTATCTGAAACATATCATTACCTCCTTTCGTTAATTTCTACAACCAATATACTACCTTTAAACGGTATAGTCAATACTAAAAAGTATAAAAAATACCTTTTAAAAGTACTTAACCCCTTTACACAACTACCGAAAAACGGTAAAATGTAATTAGAAAGCGAGGTGATATCAATGAGTAGCCAACAACAAATGAAAGATATTATGGCAAATAACTTAAAACAGCACGCTAATAAAAAAGGTGTTTTTCAATCAGATATAGCCAAAGAATTAGATTTACCAGAAACAACAGTTTCTAACTGGTTCAAAGCTAAAACTTATCCAAGGCCAGATAAAATACAAATGCTAGCTGATTATTTCAAAATCAACCGATCTGACCTAACTGAGGATAAACCTTCGAACATATATGAAGCTCCTATTCACCCAGTTAAAGTACCTATTTTAGGGAAAATTGCTTGTGGATTGCCTATATGTGCTGAAGAAAACTATGACGGTTATCGTTATGAAATGCCTGATATTTTACCTCGAGGTGAAGTATATTATCTAGAAGCTAAAGGTACTTCAATGGAACCTACTATACCTAACGGATCGTTTGTATTAATTAGAAAACAAGACGATGTGGAGAATGGTGAAATAGCCGCAGTACAAGTTAATGGTGATACTGAAGCTACTTTAAAAAGGGTGAAGAAACAAGGAGATGTCATAATATTAATGCCTGACAACTCTTCATATGAACCTTTAATCATTACAGCGAATACTCCTGCAAGAATAATTGGAAAAGCAATACGTTTTACAAGAGATCTTTAAATTTTTAGCGCTAGCAATTTAACATCAAAGAGTAGGCGACGGTCTACTCTTTTTAAACAAACGGAAAGGAGTTCTTAAATGGCTAGTTTCCATAAATACCGAAAAAAAGGGTCAAATAAAGACTCTTGGGAATATCGAATAAGATATAAAGATTTAATCACCCAAAAATACAAAGAGAAATCGAAAAAAGGATTTACAAGTAAAGCTGAAGCAAAATTAGCGGCTGAAGAAATGGAACGACAGTTACGTGATGGAACAAATCCAACTGACGAATCTATGAAGGAGTATCTCATTACATGGCTAAATGAATATAAAAAAGGAACAGTAGCAACGAATACTTTTCTCTCTCATCAGAACAATGTAGAAAAGCATATTATCCCTTATTTCAAAAACATTCTTTTAAAAGATTTCAAACCAGTTCTATACCAAAAGTTTATCAATTCTCTAGTTGATAACGGCTACAGTAGACGTACCATTGAAATTGTTCATGGAACTATGTATAACGCTATGGAGAAAGCTATAATCTTAGAAAAAATACAAAAGAACCCATGTACAGGGGTAGAAATAAAAGTTAAAACGAAAGAATCTGAAGTGAAGTTTATAGAGTCAGATCGAATTGCTGACTTCTTGAGAGAAGCTTATAAATACGATTATATTTATTGGATTTTTTACAAAGCTCTTATTGAAACAGGAATGCGAAAAGGAGAAGCGGCAGCAATACAATGGACTGATATCGATTTAAAAGAAAAAACTATCACTATTAACAAGTCATTGGATTTTAGACTAGCCTCTAAAAATCCTGAAATGATGTTTGGAGATACAAAAAACTATAATTCAAAACGAACTATCACTATTAGCGAAGGACTCGCAAGTGATTTACGCTTTCACCAAAAATATCAAAACCAAAATAAAATCGCATTAAATGATTGCTACTACTTTGAATGGAATTTAGTTTTCTGTAGAAACGATGGAAATTATCTACCTAAGTCCAGCCTTTTCAATTCTTTCTCTAGAATCTTAAAAAAAGCAGATTTACCATCATTGCCTATCCACTCATTACGTCATACACATGCTGTATTACAACTTGAAGCTGGGGCAAGTATGAAGTATTTACAAGAGCGTCTTGGACATGGCAGTATGCAAATTACTGCTGATGTATATTCCCACATTAGTAAGAAGTTAGATCAAGATGCAATGACCAAATTCGAGGAACATATGCGAAATATCTTAGAGTAA